GTCGACACAAGCAGCGCGTCGAGCACGTGACACTCGTCGACCGCGCGAACGGCGAGGATCGACGCCATCGGATTGATGTTGAAGTCCTGCCCCACGAGCAGCTCGCCGCCCAAGTCGCAGACTGACGCGTCGACGTTGCCCTCTGGGAACGGCTTGTCGACGAACTTCGCATACACGCGGCCCTTGCCGCCGAGGTCGTACGCGCCGCCCCAGACGTGCTCATACTTCTCGGGGTCGGCTTCCTTGAGCCGCCGCGCTTCGTCGCGCAACGTCGACGGCAGAAACGGGTTGTCGCGGTACGTCGTGTGCACGAGAATAGAGCCGTCGAGCCCTTTGGCGAACAGCTGGTCGACGGGGTCGGTCTTCTTGTCGGGGTTCCACGAGAACCAGATCTCGGACCCTTCCGCGCGAATCGTCGGCAGCAGCAGGTCGAGGGAGCGCTGCGAGATGCTTTGCGCTTCCTCGACCCATGCGATACCGAACCCTTCGAGCGACTTGATCGAGTCGGACGTGTGGTCCTGCATCCCCTCGAAGATCATCACGCCGCTGCCGCCGAGGCGCCGGATCTCGGTCGTCAGCACCAGGAACAGTGACGCGACGCCGAGTTCGCGGATCTTCGCCTCAACCAGCGCCTTCGCCGAGAACTTGAGCGAGCGCTGCACCTCTCGGATGCACACGACGCGCAGCGCCGGATCGCAGACCATGCGCTCGACCGCTTCCTCGGCGAAGAAATGCGACTTGCCCGAGCCACGGCCGCCGCTGGCGCCTTTGTAGCGCATCGCGCGCTGCAGCGGGCGCGCCCAACGCGGAACTCTCCGTCGGAAGGTGAGCACTAGCCCTGCTGCTCGGTCGGCGTCGGGTCGATTACCTCGTGGATCACCTTGAGACCAAGCTCGATCGGGTGCCCGCCTTCCGTGCCGCTCACCTCGTGCTTCTCGACCTGCCCGAGCATCTGCTTGCCGAGCCAGATCAGCATGGCCGGATTGCCGGCAAGCGCCGCCTTGATCTGCGCCTGCCGAAGGCGCGTGCGCAGTGAGGCGCGCGCCTTGGTCAGCACCGCACCGCAGCGCTTGCGCACCAACGCCTCCGACACGCCGAGGAAGTCAGCGATCTCGCAGTTGGTCGCGCCAACCGACGCCATGCCCTCGACAACCTTGAGGTCCACCGGCTTCTGGCGGCCTGGGCGTTCTTTCGGCGCGGCGAGTTTCTTCGGCGTCACGGCCGCACCGCCGCGAGTCCAGTGGCGTTCTCCCATCGCTTGACGATCACGTCGCAATATGTCGGCGACAGCTCAATCAGCGCCGCCGATCGACCGCACGCCTCAGCCGCGAGGAGCGTCGATCCAGAGCCGCCGAACGGGTCGACGATGAGGTCGGCGGCCGTGCTACTGTTGTCGATGCAGTAGCGAATCAAGTCGACCGGCTTCATCGTGGGGTGCTCGCGGTTCGCCTTGGGGCGCGCAAACTCAAGCAGCGTTGTTTGCTTTCGATCTGATTCCCAGGTGTGAGCAGCGCCTTCTTTCCAGCCGTAGAAGATCGCTTCGTGCCGGTAGTGATAATCAGACCGTCCGAGTACGAGCGCGTCTTTCGCCCAGACAAGCGTTTGCCGCCACACCTCAAGGTCAAAAAGCACGGTCGCGAACGGGAGAAACAGCGGTCCCGCCGGAGCCGCGACATACCACGCCCCCCCCACGCGCGTGTTCGCCCACGCGAGTGAGAGCGCGGCTCGCAGGAAGTCGCGCAACCCATCGGCGTCCAGCGAGTCGTTCTCGATCGTGAGCGCGTCTTTCGTCTTGCCGACATAGCTCACCCCATACGGCGGATCGGTCCACACCATGCCCGCCTGCCGCCCTGCCAGCAGCGCATCCCACGCGCCTGAGTCGGTGCTGTCACCGCAGACGAGCGTATGCCGGCCGAGCGTGATACGGTCCCCGAGCTTCGTAATCGGCTCCTTCGGGGCTTCTGGCACAGCATCGAGGTCCGCATCCTCGACGATCGCGCTCGGCGGGTTGAGCAGCGCAGTGAGCTCGTCGGCATCGAAGCCGGTCAGCGCGAGATCCCATCCGTCGTCCTGCAGCTCGTGCAGTTCGATCGCGAGCAGGTCGTTGTCCCACTCGGCTTCGGCTGCGACACGATTGTCGGCGATGCGGTACGCCTTGATCTGCGCGGCGCTCATGCCGGTTGCGACGTGAACCGGGACGTCGGCCATCCCGAGCGACCGCGCAGCTTCGAGGCGCGTGTGCCCCGCGATCACAGTGAGCGCCTCGTCGACGACGATCGGCTGGCGCCAACCGAACTCGCGCAGCGATGCGGCGACCTTGGCGATGGCGGCGGTATTTTTGCGGGGATTTCGCACATAAGGCACCACCGACCCGATCGGCACCGTTGCCACGGTGAACGACGGATCGCTGGCGGCGGGCAGTTTACGCGGCATAGTCCACACCCTCGCGCGTTTGTATGCCAAGCGGTAGCTGGTCGGGGTGCGGCAGCGGCCCCTTGTGGCCCCGCCGTGTTTTCGGGACAGGCACGGTCGCCGGTGGCAGCCGGTATGCACGGGGGCCAGCGATATACTCGCCTGGCGTCCCCTCGGTCGGCAGTACGACGGCGTCGAGATACCGGTGCTCGACGAGCAACGCCAGCGCTCTCCGCATGGTGCGCGGCTTGAGGCCAAGCTCGAGCGCCGTTGGCCGGACCTTGATGACCTGCGGCACGGTCAGGTCGTAGTGATCGGTCAGGTAGCGCCAGAGGAACTTGCACGCGATCCGGTGCCGGATGACGCGCAAGCGGATGACGCGGGTGATGGGGCGGGTCATACCCGCCGCTCCTGCCACGCGCCACCCTTCTGCCAGACGACGACCACCGGAAACGGCGCGTGTTCGGCCACGACCTTGAGCTTGACCCACGCTTCGGGCGTCGCCCCGAAGTCGCTGTCGCCGCTCGCCGCCTTGACCTCGTGCAGCTCAAGCGCCCCGTCCGGCAACAGCACGACGAAATCGGGCCGGTAGTGCGTCTCATCGGCGAGTCGCCAGCTCATCCCCTCGTACCACCACGCCGAGACCAGACCGGCCGCCTGTCGCGCCGTGAGGATCTGCGCGTAGCGGGTCTCGCCCTTATTCATGCGCTCCTCGGCGGAACGCTTCCGGCCCTTTGCCATCGGGAGCTCCGCGGCGGGCTTGGCGCCGCGCTGTTGCGGGCGGTACACGAATTTGCGCGGGCTCATGCCGATCTCCTCGATCGCCGGATCTGTTCAGGGGCAACGCGCGTGAGGTGCACGGCTCCGCACGCCGGGCATCGGTACGTGTACTTCGGCCCGCCGTGCTTCCGGCGATTGTGTTTGGAAAGCAGAGACGCCTTGGCCGCCTTGGCGGTGGCGAACTGCTGCTTGCCGCTGGTGAGGCAGATCGTGTTCATGCCGCCGCCGGCTGCGGGTTGTACCGCTGGAACTCGGCACGGAACTGCGCCATTGCGGCCTCGCGCTGCACCCGCAGGGCTTCCCGCTCCTCGTCCGTGCGTGGCTTTTCCACGACGACGGCCGGCTGGCGAGCGGCGATTTCGCGGGCGAGTCGTGCGGCCTCCCGTTCTTCGGCGCTCGCCGGCTCGGGTGGTCGGTCGGCCACGCGGCGCGCGAAACCGCGGAACAGCGAGACGCTGAACGGCTTGGCGCTGGCCGCCATCTCGGCGACCGCCCGCATCACGTCGGCAATGTCGGCGGCGCGGCCGGTGTTCACCCCACGCACGACATGCAACCCCGAGGCCGTCGCGTGCAGTTCGAGCACGAGCACGTCGGGCGACGGATGGTGCGCGAGCAGGGCGTCGAGGGCGGCCCGTTCGTGCGGCAGGCCGGCGGCGCGCAGGTCGTCGAGTTGTTGGCGGTACGCGACCGGATGATCGGCGACCGGCGGGCGTTCCGCGTCCCGCGCGCTAACTGCTACACCGGCCTCCGGTGTAGTAGTTACGTCTCGTCTCGTCTCGTCTACCTGACCGTTTTGGCGCCGTGCCGTGTTTTGGCGCGCGGACGGCGCTGATTCGGCGCGCGCCGTTTTGGCGCCGTTTTCGCGCTGTTCCCGCGCCGCGCGCTTCCGTTCGATGTCGGATTCGGCCTTCCGCAGCGCGTTGCCGTTGTGTCGATCCCATGCGCGCACGAGCCCCGTGTTGTCGCAGAGGTGCGCGCGGAACGCCGCGGCGAACGTGCCGGCCTTGCCCGACCACATCGCCCACTGTTCGAGCACGACGTCGGGAATCGCCGCCGTGTCGCCGTCGCGGGCGTGATCGGGAAACTCCATCAGCACGCAGCACACGAGGCCGACGGCGTGCTCGACGCGCACCTTACAGTCGGCGGCAATTTTGCCGATGCTCGGGTCGCCTTTCATCTTGGTAGCAACGCGCACCCAGTTCATACGGCGCCCGCCCTGTTGCGGTTGACGGCGGCGGTCGCGACGGGAATCCCGCGAGCGAAGTCAATCAGCTCTTCCAGCACGTTCGCCAAGTCGGCCCGCTCGCCGATGGTGAGCGGAAGCGTCGGCACGCGCAGTCGGTCCCGGTGCCGGCGGGCGAACCGGAGCACGGCGTCGCGTTGTTCTTCGGTGTGGATCATGTGTCCCCCTTCGGAAACGCTCGAGCGCCGAGGCGCGGTTCGGCCGCGGCGCGATCGGCAAACCGTTGCGCGAAGTCGGCAAGATTGACGAGCACGCCGGCGATCTGTTCCCGCTCGGTTTTCGCGCTCGGTGTGGAAAACGGAAGTCGTGCCGCGATCGCCTTCGCGTCGCGAATGGCGCGCTCAAGCTCTGCCCGGGTGGCGATCATACGGCCGCCTTCGTGCGCCGCTGCGTCACGGCGTGCCTGAGCTTCGCGGCCGTGAGCAGGATTGGCTTGAGTTCGGAGGGCGCGGCGTCGTAGCCCAGCCGCTTGCCGCGCCCGCCGTTCAGCCGTGGCAGGACGCCACGAGGCACGCACGTCCAGTTGCTCGCGTCGGTATTGAGCCGGTTTCCGTCGAGGCTCTTGAGCGCGAACCCCTCCGGGATCGGCCCGTTCACGGCTTCCCACTTCACGATGTGCGTTTGCCGCCAATTGTGAACCCACGACACCATGCGTTCGTCGGCAATCTTGGTGAACTGGTAGCCCTTGATGACGCGCACGCTTCCAATCGGACGCCAGTTGCGCGGCGATTGCGCCTTCTTGTACTGCGTGTGGCTCATGCGCCCTGGCGACCATCCTTCCGGCCGCTTGACCCCCTTGTTCAACGGTTGCGAACCCTTCGGGTACCTCGTCGCCTCGCCGATCGTACTTCCGCGCTGCAAACGCCCAGCGGCCGGCGTCGCCAAGTATTCCGGCGACTTCCGCAATCCAAGTTTCCGCGCTCGGCCGATGACCGACGCGACGGAACGACCGAGCAGCGCTGCAACCTGCGCCGTCGGCATATCGGCAAATAGCCTACAGAGTATCGCGTCGCCATCCTCTGTAAAGCGTTCGCGTGCCGTCGTCCAGCCTTTACGGGTACAGAGCGCTTTGATGTGGGCGACACTCACGTCGTCGCGGCCAAAATTGGCGGCAAATGCATACCGAAGGGTTGCACGGGGCAAGTCGCGGTTGGTAAAGACGAACGTCAGCTCGTCTTCGCTGTATCGAATCGCGGCCCGCCTCATGACGTGAGCTCCTTCGTGCCGCTCGACGACGCCATGGTGGCGGGGAGTTGCTTGCTCATCGCGCCACCGTGAGCGGCGATCAGCTTGGCGCCTTCCAGCTGCAGCGCGGCGGTGTCCACGATGCGGTCGGCGACCTGAACGACCGAGGTCGTGCGGCTGATCTCTAGCGCCAGCGCATCGGTGGAGAGGGACTCGTCGGTCAGGCGCTCGAGCTGGGCAAACAGGATGTCGTTCAGGTCGGACAGTTTGTTTTTCACGCGGTCATCTCCCGCATTGGATGCGCGTAATCGATCGGCGTGTCGTCCTGGCGCGTTGCCACGGGCAGCCCGAGCAGGCGACGCCGGATGGGGTGAATCCAGGGGACCGGCGTCCATTCCGGTGGCTTGGCGCGCGGCACCCGCGGGACCGTGGCGCACGCGCCGATCTGCCAGCCTCCCTCGCAGCGGGACACCGTGCGCACGCGCGCCATGCGCCCGAGCGCAATGCGGATCTGACTGGCCGAATGGTCAGGCAGGCGTTGCGCCAGTGCGGTGGTGCTTTGTGGGCTCTGCTCATCCAACAGGTGCAACAGCGCCACCGGAAGCAAGCCATACGGGCGCCGTGGGCGCGTCTTGCGGTCACTCACGACGCTCATGCGGCTTGCTCCTGCGCTGGCGCCACATAGACCGTCATGCCGTCGCGCTTGCCCGCGGTCTGTAGCTGCTCCGCCGTGGCAAGTTCGCTGAGGCGCTTCCGTACGGTGCTCGGCCCACAATCGGCAAACGCGTCGAGCGTCTCGACTTCGCGCGCCGTCGCGCCGTGCTCGCCGAACGCAGCGACGGCGACCAGCACGCGCGCCTGCAGCCGTGAGAGTTTCGTGGTAATGCGGGCCGCCGCTTCGTGTGAAGTCTCGGGATCGGTCGCCCTCGCATTCGTCATCAACCGTGGTGTCATGGTCGCCTCATCATCTGAGCGTCAGTGAGCGCGGCGATCTGCGCGCGCGCTTCTTTGAGTTCGCGGCGCAGCGTGCCGATCTCGGCCGCCTGCCGTGCGTGTTCTTCGGGGATGACGTCAAGCCGACGCGCGAGCGCAAAGGCGCGGGCGCGGATCGTGTTGACGGCGTGCGTCTGCTTCTCGACCACGTCGGCGCCGGTCCAATCGAGGCGAAGACACGCGACGTGATACGCGTTGATGCTGTTTTCGATCGTGTGCACGTCGGGCAGGCAGCCGAGCAGCATCGGCAAGAAACTCTTCATACGCCCCACCCCTGGCGACGGCACCACGCCACGATGCTGGGCGTCCACTCGTTCAGTAGCGGTCGTACGACCACCGCAATGGCGAACCCAATCGCGAGACCACACAAGAAACGTTCGAGTCGCGTCATACCTCCCCCTCCACCGCACGGAGGGCTTCGACGGCGTCATCAAGCCTGTCGACTGCTGTATACCACTCAGACGACAAATGCGCTGAATCGCGAAACACCTTCGCCGCCGCAATCACCTTCTGCTCGGCTTCTTTGTGCTCTCGCAGCGTCGCCGCCGAGAAACACGAGTGCGGGTGCGTTGGGTGGACTGTCTGCTCGCAGGTCGTGCAGTAGGTTGGGGCCGTCATACGTCCTCCGGTGTTAGGGCGGCGGTACGAAGCAAGTCCAAAACGGCGGCGCTATATTGTTGGTATCGCAACGCCATACCATTTAGGTACACGCGATCACGATCCCCGTGAATCTCTCCTATAGAATCGACCATTCGCGGCTCGCGGATTACACGCACGTAAGGGAGCACCACCGCTAACGCCGTTTCGCACGTTGCAAGACGATTGCGAAGCCCATCCCTTTCTCCCATGCAGTCCCACAGTTGCGACGACACGTTCTCTCGCTCTTCCCTCGCCTCGTCCCGCTCGCGGGTGAGCTGCTCGTTCCACTCCGTCAACGAGGCTTCGCACGCCGCTCGGTCGGCACACTCTTGGGTGAGGGTGTCGATGTGGTCAAGGATGTCTTTTAGCGCATCAGTGGTAATGACCTGCACTCCGGCAGGGCTCCACTGCACCATGAACGCGATGGCCTTCAGCGTGTCATGCACATCCTTCGCGTCACTCATACGCCGCCCTCCCGTTCCGTCGTGGCGGCGTCCCGCTGTGTAAGGGCGGCGGTGAGTCGGCTAACGATTTCCATGTCGCGTGTGTACTTGGCACGCATCGCCGGATGTACGTCGTCGGGGCCGTGGTACTCGGCGTTCACCATGTACTTAATGTCCGTTGCGGCCTCGGCCATCAATTCACGTGCCGCCGCGAGTTGGGTTTTGAGCGCGTCCCGCTCGCGGGTGAGGGTGGCGATCTTGGTTTCTGCCGCTTTCGCCCGAAGCAGTGCAGAGACTTCGCTGGCCTGTTGCTGGAAGTAGGCAACAAGAATCGCCTCCATGGCGATGCGGACGGTGCCGTGCGGTGTGCAGATGCCTGGTGCCTTCGCTTCGTTCATGGCGTTGTCGTCCGGGGCAATGGACGCGTCGTGCATCACGCGACCCCCGTACGCGGCACCTTCACGGCATCCGCACACCGCGCGCAGAGCAACAAGGCGGAGCGCTCGCGTACCCGACCAGCGTCGCGGACGACCTCTGTGACGAGTTCGCGCACGACGCTCACGCGTCCGCAGGCATCACAGAGGTGGTCGTCCGTTTGAGCCTCGGCCATGCGGCGGTCGATGGCGTCATCCTCCCACGTCGCCACCGGCTTCGTCAGCGCCTCGGCGAACGTGCACGCCAGGAACACGACGGCCATGACGGCGAGGGCGAATACGTCGTCGCGGATCATGAGAACCTCCGGGCATCACAGTTGATGGTTTCAAGCACGTCGGCCTTGAGGCGCGCGACGTGCGCGTTCTGTTCGCCGCGCTGGTACTGCGCGCGGGCTTCGTTGCGGCGCTGGCGTCGCGCATGGACGGCCATGAACGCCACGATGAACACGAAGGCGGCGAGGGTGGTGGCGAAGCCTTCGGGGCTCAAGTGGATCACTGGTCCACCCCCGGGATCTGTCCCCACGTCCGCACGTAGTGCGCCCCGCGCACCCGCCGCACGAAGCCGTGCAGGCAGAGCGTACCGAGGCTGTCGCGGATCGACTGCGTCGCAAAGTCGAGGCGCGCTTCAAGGGTCTCGAACTTGGTCGGCAGCGCCTCGTTGTCGCTCAGCGCCAGCAAAATCTGCGCGTAACACGACCTCCGATCGAGGCAGATGAAGCCGGCCGCGTTGGGGGTAAGGGCCTTTGGTCGGGCGTGAAGGGTCATGGATTGCCTCCGATCTTGAAGCGACCCACGGTGTGAAATCCGGCGCTGATGAATCCGGTGTCTCCACCGTCCATGCAGGCGCCAATCTGCCGCGACATCAGCCCTCCGTTGCGCTTCGCTTCGCGAGCTACGGCGGCTTCGATGGCGTCCACGTCGAGCGGGTTCGCCTTGAGTGTGGCGGACCATGACTTCTTGCTGCGGCCGACGTTCTGGAAGTGGGCGGTAATCATGCGGCCACCTCCACCGCCTGCCCATTCACCGCGACCACGCGCCCCTCTTCGATGTAGACGCCGACTTCGCCCGACTCGTCGACCGTCTCGGCGAGAACCAAGTACCCACGCTGTTCCGCCATCTCGGTCACGATCTGCCGGTTCTTCTGATCCAGCAGCGACCAGTCCTTCACCAGCAGCACGCGGATCTTCGCGCTCATCGCCATCGCGATCGCGGTGCACACGCGGGTGGTCACAGCCGTCGATGCCTGGTCGAACCGGACGCCGTCGTACGTGAGGCAGTCGTCGCCGAACCCGAGGCCCGGAATGGGCAGGTCGGCGGCTTCGATGACGGCCTTGCGCTCGGCTTCGCGGGCGAGGAGGGCGGAGGTGAATCCCTGTGATTCGGTGTCGAGCTTCTGGACCAACGCAACGGCGCCCACACGCTCCGCCCACGCGCGGTGCTGCGCGTTGATCGTCTCGGCGTCTTCGAGGAGGCGTTCGAGCGGCGTGACGTCCCTCTTGGACGGGACGACAATGGCCTCGGCCTCTTCTTCGATGCGGTCGGCGTCGACTTCCAGAGCCTCGGCCGCACGTAGCAGGTTCTCCGCCTCGGCGCGGTTGCGCGCCGCCTTCTCGCGCTGCAGCGTTTCGTCACTGCGCATCCGCGAACGGCGCTCGTACCGTGCCGCCGCTTCCGCATTGAATTCCCGCGCCGCCCGGAGCTCCGCCAGCGTCGCCGACACGTCGACCGGCTCCACGGCCGCCACTTCGGGCATGGCTTCGAGGCGCGCCAGCGCGGCCTTGAGGTCGCGGTTCACGTCGCGGCGGGCGTCCCGGTCCTCGGCATCCGCGCAGGCCAGCTCGTCGAGCATCTGCGAGAGACCGGCCATCTCGGCGACCGTGTCCCGCTGCTGCTTCGGGGACAGGCGGGCGAACGCGAGCGGGTCGATCAGCTTGGAGTACAGGCCGTCGAGCAGCTTCTGGGGCGAGCTCGCCTTGAAGCCGTCGGCGTTGGTGACGGTCAAAACAGTCGAGCGATCCGGCCGGATCACGAGCTTGATCCGCAGCTCGTCGAGGTCGACTTCGATCAGCGCCTCGTCGGCGCCGTGGCGCACGGGATCGGCCGGGATCGAATCCTTGCCCGACAGGGCGCACACGAACGCCCGGAGCAGCGAGGACTTGCCGGCTTCGTTGGCGCCGCTGATCTCGACCACCGCCCCGTCGGGCGTGATTTCGGCGGCTTCGATCCGCAGGAAGTTGCGGACTTTCAGGGAGAGTAGGTTCATGCGGCCACCCCACCGAACGACAGCGTCAGAGGGGCGGCGCGGTCGGGACGGAATCGGGACGGGTTTCGGGGCCGATTCGGGGCATTTGGGCACCGTTGCGCGACGCGATCGCGTGACGTAAGGTGTAGCTGTGTCGCGGTTTGGGTGTTTCTCGCCGCTTCCCCAAGTGAAGCGGTCATCGGTTCAATCCCGATCTGTGGCTCTTTCATCATTCGTTGTAACCCTCTGTGATATCGGTACTTACGGCTCCCGCCTCTACGGGGGCCGTTTCCGTTTCATGGGCGTCGGGATGCTTTCGGGACGCTTCTGATCCGGGGCCTACGCTGCCGCCGGTCGTGCTCACCGCCGCCAGCCCCTGCTCGACGCGCTGCTTGAGGCGTCGGTCGTAGCTCACCAGCACCTTCGGGTCTTTGTCGCCGACGACTTCCAGGCCGAGCATCCGGTCGCCGGTCGCTTCGATCACGTTGCCGACCACCATCCGCCGGAACCCGTGCGCCTTGCGGTAGGGCTTGGGCTCCACCTTGGCGCGGATCTCGGCCTGCTTTAGGTGGTAGTGCATACTCTGGTAACTCATCGGCTTCGCCTTGTCCCGCTCGGCGAAGAGCACCCAGTCGCCTTCCTCCAGCCGATCGGCGGACGCCAGCGCGTTCCGGTGGTGCGCCAGCCGCCGGAAGGTCGAGACGCGGTCGCGCTGCGCCTTGGCGACCAGGAGCGCCGACCACGCTTCCCACAGCAGCGGGCGCACGAGGTCGACGCCCTGCTTCTGGTAGCGTGCCGGCCATGTGATCGTGTCGGCCGCGGTGTCGATGTCCCGCCAGCGGAGGTGCAGCACGGCGTTCGCCCGCTGGCCGTAGTGCCCGACCAGCATCAGGAAGACCCATGCGCGCCACTGGCGCGTGTCGCCCTTGTCGATCGCCGCCAGAAGCGCCTCGAACTCGGCCGTCCGGTACTCATCCGGCGCGAGCGGCTTCTGCGCGTCCTTGCGAGTCTTCCAGCGCATCACCGCGAGCGGGGAGTGCGTCAGCAGCTCGTGCTCGATTCCCCACCGGAAGACGATGCGGACGACGTTCATGGTCTGCCGCGTCTGATTGAGCGCGCGACCGGCCGCCCGTTCTTCCTTCCGCATCGCCGCCAACTCCGGCACCTTGACGCTCTCGGCGACGCGGTCCTTGCCGACGAAGAGCTCGAACCGCTTGAAGTGCTGCGCGTACGAGATCTGCGTCGCCTTGCGCAGTCCTTCCCCGACCTCGTCGGAGAACTCGGCCGTCTTGAAGGCGTCCCACAGCTGCCGCACGGTGATCGCCGCCGGCTGTGCGGCGCGCTGGCGCTCCTGGACCATACGCTCGCGCTCACTGTGCCAGCCTTGCGCGAACGCGACGGCTTCGGCCCGCCCTTCCTTGGTCG